ACGATCAATTCGGGCGCGAGATCGAGGTCAAAAAACGGCCGGAGACCCGCGAGATCGCCGTCACGACGATCCGGGACCGCTGGAGCAACTACCCCTCCGGCGGGCTCACCCCGCAGTCGTTGGCGACGATCTTCAAGGAGGCGGACAACGGCGATGTGGCGCGCCAGGCGGAACTCTTCGAGGAGATGGAGGAGAAGGATACCCATCTGTTCAGCGAACTCCAGACCCGCAAGAACGCCGTTACGGGTCTTGATTATGACGTCGCCCCCTTCTCGGAGAGCGCCGAGGATAAAAAGATCCGTGATTTTGTCTCCGATTGCGTTTTTGGCCTGGATTCCTTCGAGGAGGCGCTGCTGGATCTGTTGGATGCGATCGGCAAGGGCTATTCGCTGGCCGAACTTCTTTGGCGGATCGACGGCAGCCAGGCCGTGATCGACCGGATCGCCTGGATCCACGCGAAAAAGGCGCTCTTCTATGAGCGCGGCGCGGCAAACCAATGGCAAAAAAGTTACGAGGTCCCGAAGATCCTGACCGAGGCCGAGCCGATCAACGGCGAGGCGATGCCCGCCTTCAAACTGGTCTATCACCGCTACAAGGCGCGCTCCGGATATGACACGCGCGCGGGCCTGTTGCGGGTCTGCGCCTGGATGTACCTGTTCAAGAATTACGGCGTCAAGGATTGGGTGGCGTTTGCCGAGGTCTTTGGGATGCCGTTGCGCCTGGGGAAGTACGATCCCGGCGCGAGCAAGGAGGACAAGGACGCCCTGCGGGCCGCGATCTACTCCCTGGGGGCGGACGCGGCGGGGATCATCTCGAAAAATACGGAGATCGAGTTCGTCGAGGCGGTGCAGAACGCCGGCACGCAAAACATCTACGAGACCCTGGCCGATTTCTGCGACAAGCAGATGTCGAAGGCGATTTTAGGCCAGACGGCGACCACGGAAGGGACGCCCGGAAAACTCGGCAACGAGGACGCCCAGGACCGGGTCCGCCACGACCTGATCAAGGCGGATTGTGAGGCCCTTTCCAACACGATCCGCCGGCAGATCATCCGGCCGCTGGTCGGCTATAACTTCGGCTGGGATAAGCCCTTGCCCTGGTTCAAAATCCTCTACGAGCGCCCGGAGGACCTGAAGTCCGCCTCCGAGGTCTATATGAATTTAAACAAGATCGGGTTTTACCCTTCGGCGGAGCATGTCTCAGAACGGTTTAAGATCCCATTGCCGAAAAAAGGCGAGACGGTACTTGAACCGCCCACCGCGCAGCCCTTCCTGACGGCCAAATTTAGGCCGCAGAGGGGCGATCGCTCCGGGGCAAGGGTGATAGTGGCCAGTGCAGGTTCAACCGCCCTGGCGGGCGAAATCGACGCAGCGGATCTGATTTCCGACCGGCTTTCGACGGACGCCGGGCCGATCACGGATGGTTTCCTGGAGACGTTGCGCCGCCTGGTCGAAGATCCGGCGGTGAAGGACCTGGCGGATCTGCGAGACAGGATCATCGATCTGTGGGGTCAGATGGATCCGGCGGATCTGGGTGCGATGATCGCCCGGGCGACAACCCTGGCTGAAATGGCGGGAACGGCCGACGTCAAGGACGAAACGGGGGTTTAAATGACTACTGAAGCCGTCTTTGACCTCCCGTTCGATGAGCAGATCGCGTTCTTTAAAAAGAAGCTGAATGTCCCGACGCGCAAATGGGATGATCTCTGGAAGGCTCAGCACGCCAAAGGTTTCATGATTGCCGGGGCCGCGAAGGCGGACCTTCTGAACGATTTCCGGACTGCCGTGGACAAGGCCATCGAGGGCGGTTCAACGTTGGCGGATTTCCGGAAGGATTTCGACAACATCGTCGAAAAGACCGGCTGGAGTTACAAAGGCGGCCGCAACTGGCGAACCCGGGTGATCTACGACACGAACGTCCGGACGTCCTACGCCGCCGGTCGCTGGGAGCAGTTCCAGGATCCGGATGTCAAGAAGTTCTACGGCTACCTGGTTTATCGCCACGGGGACAGCCGGGTGCCGCGGCCTATTCACCTGAGTTGGGATGGCACGACGCTGCCGGCGGATCATCCCTGGTGGAACACGCATTACGTTCCCAACGGCTGGGGCTGCAAATGCAAGGTGTTCGCGGCGGACAGGGAGGAATTTCAGGAAGCCGGGGCAAAGGGGCGGGCGCCGGCGTCGCCGATCGACCCGAAAACCGGCGAGCCGGTGGGCATCGACAAGGGATGGGGTTACAACGTCGGGAAGGCATATATGGAGCAGACGCACGACATTCTAAAGGCCGCCGTTTCCAGGTTGTCGAAGGATATAGCCGCCAAGTTGACGGCGGAAATCGCGGCATATTCGGGGGTTGGCAATGCCTGAGATCCGGATTGAAATGAAAGACGAGGCCGTCAAGGCTGCCTTGATTGGCCTTTCCCGGAAGTTCTCGGACCTCTCCCCGGTCATGAAGATCATCGGGGAGTACATGGTCCGCTCGACGGAGAACCGATTCAACCGCCAGGGTCCCGCCCCGGACGGATCGCCCTGGAAGCCGCTCGCCGCCTCGACGCTCAAGCGCAAGAAACACCCGAAGATCCTGACGGAATCGGGGGCATTGCGGGGAGATATTCACTACCATTTATTGGGGACGCGCGGCGTGGCGATTGGAACATCCGGGCGCATTCCTTACGCGGCGATCCACCAGCTCGGAGGGACGATCGCCCACAAGGCCTGGATCGGCGTCCTGGCGTTCAAGAAAAAGGGCGGATTTATGAGCCGATCCGATGCCGGCAAACGGAAGACCGCGATCCGCGTCGCGTTCGCACATTACGGAGAAGGACAAACGAAGATCCCCGCCCGGCCGTTCCTGGGCGTGAGCGCGGACGATAGTACAAAAATCGTCGGGATGATCAGCCAATGGATAGCCGGTGAAAATAAGGGATGATGAGGTGATCTATGCCGATGCCTAAACCGCAGGATAGCGAAAAGATGGAGGATTTTGTCAAGCATTTCATGGCCGATCCGGTCATGATGGATGAATATCCCGATGAAAAGCAGCGCTATGCCATTGCCCTGGAACAATGGAATAAAAAAGAGAGGATCGCAATGAAAAATCTGTTGACCATTCTGAAGGAAATCATCGGCGCGCCGGCGGAATTTCAGGTGCTGCCGGAAGGGCGGATCGAGATCGAAGGCATGGAACCGGCCATCCTCGATGAGGCGGCGGCCGGCGGGGTGATCGGGGCCTTCAAGGCGCGGGGAAATCACATGGTCATCGATTACGAGCATCAGACGCTCGCCGACGGTCCGGCCCCGGCGGCCGGATGGATCAAGGATCTGATCTGGAAGGGCAAAGAGGGGCTCTGGGCGGTGGTCGAGTGGACGAAAAAGGCGAAGGAGTACCTGGAGAACCGGGAATACCGGTATTTCTCCCCGGTGATGCTTGTCGGGGCGAAGGACGGGAGGGTCGTCAGGCTGGTCAATATTGCCCTGACGAATAGCCCGAAGATCAACCATTTGCAGCCCATCGTGGCCAAATTTGACGCGATGGAAACAAAAAATGAAAAGGAGGCAATCATGACAGAGAAGTTGAGAAAGTTGCTGGGCCTTGCGGCGGACGCCGCCGAGGCGAAGATCGAGGAGGCGGTCACGCTTCTGGTGAACAAAGCCAAGGATCTGGAAACCCAGGTCACCTCCCTGGTCGCCTGCAAGGAGATCCTGGAGGCGCTGGGGGCCAAGGCCGACGACGGCAAGGAGGAGGTCATCCGGATCGTCGGGTCGCTCAAGGCCCCGGCGGATGTCGCCAAAGCGCTGTCGCTGGAGGTGGCTGAACTCAAAACGAAAATCACCGCGATGGAACAGGAGGATCTCGTCACAGTCGCCCTCAAGGAGGGCAAGACGAGTCCCGAGGAGCTGGACAAGTGGGGGCGGACTCTGGCGCTCAAGGCTCCGGATCAGTTCCGGTTGATCGTCCTGTCTCGCCCCGCGGGAAGCGTGATCCCCGTCGACAAGATCGTCGTGGCCAAGGACCAGACGGGCGAGGTGCCTGACGACCTCCAAAAGTCGGTCAACCGGATGATGGGCGTCGATGACGCGACGTTTGCCAAGTACAACAAATAACCCGGCGAACATGGGGATATGATGTCGCATCGTGTCCCCGGAAACCTGCCGGATAAAGCATCGAAAGGAGAAACATTATGGGAGTATTAGCAGCCGACAAGAGAATTGAGTACACCGAAGGTGTGGAGGTTCCCCTTCCCGTCGTCGCGACGGACATTATTTACGCCGGGGCGCTCGTCAGCGTCAATGCCGCCGGCAACGCCGTGCCTGGCAATGACACGGCGGGGCAAATCTTCGTCGGGGTGGCAATGGAACGGGCGGACAATGCCACGGGAAATGCAGGCGATAAAACCGTCAACGTCCGCCGGCGGGGGCTCTTTAAACTCACCCTCGGGACCGCGATCAGCCAGGTCAACGTGGGCGATAACGTCTTTCTGGTGGACGACCAGACGGTCGACGTGACCGCCCAGTGCACCAATAAAATCTGGTGCGGGATCATCGCCGGTTACATCGATTCGACCCACGCCTGGGTGGACATCGAACCGGCGATCAAGCAGGCGGATCTGGCCGCCCACATCGCCGACTCGGCCGCGGCCCACAGCGCCTCGGCGATCTCCATCGCCGACGGGGGCTCGTTCACCGCCGAGGTGGAGGTAGAGGCCGCCCTGCAGGAGATCTACCAGGGGCTGAAAACGATTCAGGGCACTGTTCCTGTTCCGCTTGGCGCGATCACGATGGAAGACGGAACCGCGCTGACCAAGCAGGCGACAACCGTTGCGGGTTATGCGCAAATCGCCAACAAGGAAACCGTGATCGATGTCCCGGTAGGCTGCACCTCCGGAGAATCGCTGGGGTTTTCGGTGCCGCTCCCGCAGGACATCGATGTGGCCGCTGACCTCCATGTGCATGTCCTGGCCGGGAAGGATGCCGACAATGACGTCCTGACCCTGGATTGCGAAGTATTCCCGGTGGGGGCAGGCGATGTGGCAAATGCGGACATTCAGGATACCGCCGCGCAAACGATTGTGGCTGCCGTTACGGAACTGACCTATGTCTGCGGTCTCGACGGACTGCTGGCCTCTCCGAGCGCGGTCTCCGTCGTGCTTCTCGTGGGCGGGACAAACGACGGAGATGCAGTGTATATCTATGCTGTATGGCTCGAATACAAGAAGAAGATCCTGACGTCGTAACCGAAAAAAACGGCCGCGGGGACGGTCCAAAGCACGACGGACGCCCCGCGGGACTGAAACCCATAGAAAGAATAGGAGGAAAAAACCATGTTGGTAAATAAAGCATCCATTGCGGCAGTCTTCCTTACCCTGAAGACCACATTCAACAACGCCTTCGACGCCGCCCCCAGCCAGTGGTCGCAGACGGCCATGTTGGTGCCGTCCGGATCCGGGCAGAACGATTACACCTGGCTCTCCATGTTCCCGAAGATGCGCAAGTGGATCGGGGACAAGGTGATCAAGGCGCTCGAAGCCTTCAAGTACACCGTCGTCAACGACGACTGGGAGGCCACCGTGGAGGTGGACCGGAATGACATCGAGGACGACAACCTCGGCATCTATGCCCCCCAGGCGCAAATGGCGGGTTACAGCGCGCGGCAACTCCCCGACGAGATCGTCGCGGAGTTGAAGAATAACGCCTTCGCGAACCTCTGCTACGACGGCCAATTTTTCTATGATGACGACCACTCCGTCGCCGGGGCGAGCGTCTCCAACCTGGGAACGGCGGCACTTTCCGCCGCTACCGCCGCTTTGGCAGCCGCCTCCTACGGCGTCGCCCGGACAAAGATCATGAGCGTCACGGACGACGAGGGCCGGCCCCTGGCCTTGATCCCCGACCTCCTGGAGGTTCCTCCGGCGCTGGAGATCACAGGAAAACGATTGGTGGAGATGGACCGGCTGACGGACGATTCGCCCAATCCTTACAAGGGAACGGCGAGGTTGCTCGTCAATCCGCGACTCACCTCAACCACGGCCTGGTTCCTCCATTGCACATCGATGCCGGTGAAACCGTTCGTTTACCAGGAGCGCAAGGCCCCGGTTTTTGTCGAGCAGACCGACGCCGAGACGGATAACGTCTTCATGCGCAAGAAGTTCCGCTTCGGCGCGGAGGCGCGCGCCGCTGGCGGCTACGCCTTCTGGCAGATGAGTTACGGCAACAAGGGGCTCGCTTAACCGGCGCTGCGGCATAACAGGACCGGAAGGGGATAACGGAGAAATCTTACGTCCGGGGCTTGGTTGGCGGGATTGCGTCAAATTCCCGCGCCTACCCGTTATTACGGAATGGCGCGGGAAAACCCCCATAAAAAAAGGAGGAAAAGATGATCAGAATCAAAAGCAAACGGCACAATTTCCGGCGATGCGGGATCGCGCATCCGTCTGAGGCCGTCGAATATCCGGACGATCGGTTCACACCCGCGGAACTGGCGATCCTCAAGGCTGAAACGATGCTTATCGTGGAGGTCGTTCGGAAGAAAGAGGCGCCCGCGGCCGTTCCGGAAAAGTCGGCGCCGCCGACCGTGGCGGAACCGGGGACAGATTTGAAATCTGTCCCCAAACCGGGCAAGAAAGGCAAACGGTAATGTCCTACTGCACACAGGCAAACATTCTCGATCGGATCGACGAGGCGACTTTGATCTCACTTACGGATGAAGCCGGCGCCGGCGAGGTGGACGACGACAAGGTCGCCGCCGCGATCGCCGACGCCGACGCCACAGTCGACGCCTATTGCCAGGGTCGTTATACGATTCCGTTATCGCCGGTTCCGCCGAAGATCACGCAGATTTCCGTCGATATCGCCCTCTATAACCTCTATTCGCAAAGCGACCTGGACATGCCGGAGGTGCGCAAAGATCGCCACGCGGAGGCGATCCGGTTTTTGGAAAAGGTGGCCGCGGGGACAATCAACCTGGGGGCGGCGACGCCCGCGCAGGCCAACACCGACAACGCCGCGAGTATCGAATCCGGCGACCGGATCTTCACCCGGGACAAGATGACGGGATTTTAGGAGGCACATCATGGCAGCAGGATACAGTGATGACGGGAAAAACGCGATGTTGAACGCTCTCGGAGCATTGGCGGTGAAGGCGGCGCTTTACACAGGCGATCCGGGGGCCGCCGGGACCTCCAATGAAGTCACGGGAGGTTCTCCGGCCTATGCCCGGAAGACAATCGCCTGGAGTGCAGCCGGAAGTGGAACCATGAATCTGAATGGCACGGCTGTTTTTGATGTTCCGCCCGCGACAACCATCTCTTTTGTTGGTTTTTGGAACACCGGCGGAACGGTCTATTATGGCTGTGCGGATGTGGATGATGAGGTTTTCGCAAATCAAGGTACATATACGCTGACCGACGCCGATCTTGATTTGAATGGATAAGCAAATCAAGAGGATTTGAGACATGGGACTGCTTGGAAGTATAAATTATGATCCCGCATCGGCGGTACAGAAATCGCTGACCAGCCGTCTGGCGATGACGGCTTTTGACACGACGAATCTGCGTCTGACGTTTGCGGCTCCGGCAAACGGAAACGTTCTTGTCCGAATCAGGTGCGCTATTGATGGGGCGACTACGATGCCGACTATCCTTTTGGGTATTTTGTCGGGGGCGTCGGTCGTGGCAAGGCAATCACCCATAGGGGCAGTCTGCGGGACGGCGGTTGCGACCACGCAGATTGTTCAAGAGGCGTTGTTTACCCTGGCCGGATTAGCTGGGAATTATACCTGGGATGCGGCTTATGGTTGCGAAATCCTGTTATCGGGTTGCACCATCAATTATGGCGGCCCGGACAACAATTCAGGAGACAATGCCTGGGGAGGTTTGCAATTTGAGGTTTGGGAAGCTCCGGCCCTCCTCGGCAGTAAAATGTATGACCCCGCCGGGGCTGTAACTCTCTCCACCGCATCATTGATTGCCATGACAGCGATGGATACGACCAACCTGCGGATAACCTTTACGGCGCCGGCTTCAGGCAAGGTTCTTGTGAGAATGAGAGGGGTGATTCACGGAGCAACGACCTTCCCGCAGGTATTATTCGGGGTTCTGGATGGCGCAACCGTAAAAGGCAGAGTATGTCCGATGGGCGGTCTTAAAACCACCGCCGTAGCAACGGCGCAACTTGCCAGAGAGGGACAATTTGTAATTACAGGATTGACTCCCAACAATAGTTATACTTTTGATGCAGCCTATGCCGTCCAGGTTGCCATTGCATCGACCGGAATCAAATATGGCGGGCCGAACAATACTACTACCAATGACGCTTTCGGCGGATTTCTTTTTGAGATTTGGGGTTTGTAAATGCCGGTATCCGAACTGATCATATTGGAAAATATTGAAAATCACTTCGGAACCGCTTCTATTTCGGGGGGTGGGTCTCAGTCCGGTTCTGCGCAAAAGGGTGGAAAAGGAACATTTCTTGTCTCCGTTGCGGGATCCCTGCTTGCCGTCGGACTGGCCGCGATGCTGGGTATTGCAGGCATTACCGGCGGCGGATCGGTGGCGGCAGCGGGACAAAAGGCGGCGGAATCCACCATCGCCATTTCCGGCGCCGGATCAGTTTCCGCAAGCGGTGAAATCGGCAAAGAGGAGCATTCCGGCGCGGCTGCAATCTCAGGGGGCGGGATATTACTTTCCGAAGGCGTAAAGACTGCCCTTGCAAGTATCGGGATTACAACCGGCGGCGATCAGACGGCAATCGGGGAGAAATCCGCGGGAGTCTCCATAACGATTTCCGATGGCGGGGCGCAAATTGTCTCCGGGTTGAAAGCCGCCCTTGCAAATGCTGAGATCTCCGGCGACGGGGTGCAGACGGCGACGGGGCAAAAGGCGACAGACTCAAGCGCCGCTATCTCCGGCGGCGGAGACCTTGCCGGCAATGCCGCGAAAGCCGCAAATGGCGCCGCCTCCATTATTTCCGCAGGCGGGGCGATCATTTCATCCGGTGAAAAGTCGGCGTCTTCACAGGCGGATATCACGAATGGCGGCTCCCTTGCGGCGGATGTTGAGAAACACGGGCAGGGATCTGCCGCAATATCAGCCGGCGGGTCACTCACTGCGACGGGTGAAGTCGGCGCGGAGATCCATTCCGGGACAGCCGGCATTTCTGGCGGCGGGGAACTGATTGCCTCCGGATCGAAAGTAGCCCTTACAAGCGCCGGTATATCCAATGGAGGCGCACTTTCCGGAGCGGGGTCAAAGGCGACATCGGGCGAGGCGACTGTCTCAGGCGGCGGGACGCTTGCCGCCGTGCTTATGCGGGATATCGGCGTCATGTGGCTTTCCGCTGCCGCCGTTGCGCCGAATTTGACCGCCGTCTCTCAAATGCCGACGTTGGTCGCCTCGGCCCGGAGGATGGTTGCGCCGACCGCCGTCGCCAAACAACCGGCGATCGCCGCCGTCGGTCGGGATCTGTCGATAACGGCGGAGGCAATATAGGGAGCGTTTTATGATCAAACTGAACAAAAACGCCATCGAGGAAAGCGCCTATGGGATCACGGTGTCGTTCTTTGATTCCAACGGCGCCGCCGCGACGCCGAAAACGCTGACCTGGTCGTTGACGGATTCGGCGGGGACAGTCATTAATAATCGAAAAGACATCGCGGAGATAGAACCGGACTCGATTGTGACGATCATCCTGAAGGGCGACGACATGAAAATGGTCGATCCGACAAGAAGCAGGGAGTCGCGGCGACTTCTCATCTCGGGGACCTATGACGACGCCATCCTGGGTGCGGATTGTCCCCTCCGGGAGGAGATCTCCTTCATCGTGATAAACCAGGGAGAGGCGGCGTGATGATCGAAACGATTCAGGATGACATCATAACACAACTGGAGAAGATCGACGGCGGACCCGCCGTCGGCGTCTGGCAGGGTGATATTGAAAGCCTGATCAAGACGCCCCAGCGCCTGCCGGCGCTGCATGTGATCTATCAGGGCGCTGATTTCGAGGAAAAACGGGTCATCGGACTGAACCGGGCGGACCATACAATGATATTTCTTGTGGTTCTCATCGCGAAGAATGTGAAATCCCGCGAGGAGGGTGCCGCCGCGAGTTACACGATCATCGAGGCGGTCCGGTCCTATTTGATCGGACATCAGATCGCCCCCTACGGCTTCCTCTGGCCCGTGAATGAGGATCTGATCCTGGCCGAAGGGGGTATATTGGTTTACGGCCTGGCCTATCGGATCAAAACGAATTTGATTGCAACGGAACCGGTCGAGGCGCCGGAAGAACCATAGGAGGATGGCATGAAAACACTCTACTACAAAGAAGGCCCGGAGATCATGGGCTGCGGCGTCGCCGGGCAGTTCCGGCTCGGCGTCCCGCGGGAGGTTTCGGACGACCTGGCGGCGATCCTGCTGCGCAAGGGCCGCCTGAAGGAATTCAAACAAGAAACGCCGGCATCCCCGGCGCCGGATGCGCCCGCCGCGCCGGCAAGACATCACAGAAAGAAGGAGGAATAACCCATGACCCAGCAAGCAGGCGCCAACGCCGTCCTTATTTTCGACACGGAGACGGTGTACAAGACAACCCCGGAGGCGGAAGACGCGCACGTCCTGCCGTTCGTTTCCGAGTCTCTCAGGCTCAGCCGGAACCTCGTAACCTCGAGGACGATCCGGTCCAACCGCAACCCCCAGGCCCCGGCACGGGGCAACATGAACGTCGCCGGCGACATCGCCTTCGAACTTTCCCCGCAGTATGGGAAACTTTTCAAACACATCTTCGGGGACTACGGCGTCGCGGGCGAGGCCGCCCCTTATACCCACACCTACAAGATCGGCGCGCTCCCCGTCGGGATGTGCATCGAGAAGCAATTCACGGACCTGGCCACCCCCAAATATTTCCTCTACAACGGCTGCAAGATCGGCAGTTTCAAGCTCGCCGGCAAGACCGAAGGGATGATCGATTGCTCCGTCTCGATCATGGGGGCGAAAGAAACCATCGGCGTGGCGAGCTTCGACGCCACGGCGACCGACAACGGCCATACTCCCTTTGATGGTTTCGAGGGATCTCTCACCTACGCATCGGGCACACCCCTGGCGGTCGCCACCGAGATCGATTTCACCCTGGAGAACGCCCTGGACGGAAATACCTACGTCATGGACGGCACGGGGCAGCGCCATAGCCTCCCGGAAGGGGCGGCGAAGGTGAGCGGCAACGTGAAAATGCTCTTCGAGGACGACGTCCTGTTGGCACTGGCCATCGCCCATACCGAGACGACCCTTGCGCTCCATTTCACCAAGGGCACGGGCGATGGGTCCGCCACCGGCAAGGAAAAGATGAGTTTCTACATGGACGAGATGAAGTTCAGCCCCAACTCGCCGGTGATCTCCGGGCCGACCGGCCTCCTGGTGGAACTGCCCTTCGAGGCATATTACAATGTTGACGCGGACGCCACGGCCCTCCGGATGGTTCTCCTGAGCCCGATCGCGACGTTCTAACGGGCCGGGGACATGATGCCGCATCGTGTCCCCGCAACCTACGCAATGGGGACATGATGCCGCATTGAGGGCAATGGGGACAGATTTTAAATCTGTCCCCGAGAAAGGCAATATTATGACCGAAAAAAAGTATGCCATCGGCGGCAAGGTTTACATCCAGCGGGCGCTGGTCCTGGGGCAGACCCGCCAGCTCCTGCGCCTCCTCGACGGGATCACTCTCCCAGGCAACCTGGAGATCCGCTCCCTCATCGAGACCCTGGGCGAATCCCTTCCCGCGGCGCTGGCCATTGTCCTGACTGAAGAGGGCAAGAGCCCGAAAGACAAGGATCTGGATGCCCTCGCCTCCGAAATGGAATTCGCGATCACCCTCGAGCAAACCGCGCAGGTGGTCGAGGATTTTTTCGGCTGCAACTCGCTCCCTTCGCTTTTAAACAAGATGACGGAGGCCGCGGGAAAGATCGGCGCGGGGATGAAGGCGACGGAATTGAAAACCTCTGCATCCTCCTTGCCGGCGGAGATATCACCCGGCGGGACGGAATCCTCTGGGGCTTCACCCTTGCCGAATGCGAGCCCTGGAGAGACTACCGACGCCGCGATCTCCTCTTCCGGGAAGCCATAATCCTTTTTCTGGTCGGTGAGACGGACGCGGAGAAAAAGGTTCGGCAGACGGATGATTATTGCCGGGCCTGCCGGGCGGCAAAGCGGGATAAAAATTGCGATATATGCAGCCGGTCAGTGAAGATACTGGCTGCTGAAAAGGATAAAGGGCATGGCGGACAATAAAATCCAGATCACCATCGAAGCGCTGGACAAGACGAAGGCGGCGTTTTCCGAACTGGAAAAATCCATCAAGGGACTCGGGGATACGACCGCGTCGACGCAGAGGACCAGTAGCGGTTACCTCGCGAAGATGAAGGAAAACTGGCTGGCCCTCTCTGCCGCTGTTATGGCCGGCTACATGACCATGCAAAAGGCCATGCAGTATGTCGAACTGGGCGCCCGCGCCATGCAGGCCGAAATCGCCTTCAAGAAGACTGCGGAAAGCGTGGGAGCAAACGCCGATCAGATGTTGGCGGACATGAGAAAGGCCTCCGCCGGAACCATCGATGACAGTCATCTGATGCAGAAGGCGATCAAGGCGATGGCTCAGGACGTGGACCCGAACAAGATCCCGGCACTCTTTGAAGCCGCCCGGGTCGGTGCCGTCAAATCCGGTCGAGACATTTCCGATGTAGCCGACGTCATCATTGACGCCATCGCCAATCAGATGCCCCGTGGTCTGAAGAACATGGGGATGATCTCCAAGAATGAGTTCGATGTCTTCAACAAGGCCGTCGCCGCCGGCGCGGACAACCTGAACCTTCTCGATCTGGTCTTGTACAAATCAAAAATCCAGGCGGCGAAAATGGGCGTGGAAAGCTACAACGCCGCCATCGGCCTTCAAAGATTCAATTCTGAAGTGGCGGAACTGAAAGAAAATCTCGGTAAGGGAATTATTGAGGGTTTGGATTTCCTCCTCGGAAGTATGAAGTCAATCGGTTCTGTCGCGTTGCTGGCGTCAGCGGGGATCTGGAAACTCATCCAGGCGAAACAGGCGCTTCAGGCGGCAGTATCCTGGGGCGCGCCGAAAACGGCTCATGAAGAGGCGGCAAAGGCCGCCGGAGAATTCGCCCAAAGCGACTTGGATTATGCCAAGGGCATGATGACCGGTAAAAGGGGTCTATTCGGAACCTCCTTAGAAACATTCCAACCGAAAACCAAGGCAGAACTGGACGCCGACGCCGCCAAGAACAAGTCTGATTATGAGAAACTCATGGCCGATTGGAAGAAAATGGGCATGAGCAAGACTTTCATCGAGGCCCAGCGAGCGCTCATGCAGGCCGATATTCAGGGGATTCAGAGTGGATTGGAGGTGGCCAAGGAAGGTTACAAACTTCAGGATGCCGCGGCCGAGGAACATTACAAGGCCGGCCTGACCGCCGAAGGCGATTACATTGCGGAAAAGCAACGCCTTGAAAAGGCTGGTTTGACGGATACTCTAAGCGCCCTGGAAAAGGAAAAGACGGCCACGCAGAATCGCTATAAGGCCATGATCGGCGCCGTCTTGCCGGGACAGTCGCAGGATGAAGAACGCAACAAACTCGCCGCTGAGAAAAGGAAGGAAACGGCCCGAATCGACGGTGAAATCGCCAAGACCAAAATCGATCTTCAGATTGCCGACAAACAAAACGACATTTCAGCCATCGAGCGCAAGCAAAAACTGGCTGACGTCACCCGCGAAGGGGTATTGAATCTCCTCCAGGAGGAGGTAAAACTCCGCACGCAGTTAAACAGTCTGAAGGTTGAACGCGGAACTATGACGGAATCGGCGGCGACGGCCCAGGAAATCGAGGGGAACCGGTCGATCTTGGAACTTCAGCGGCGACAGATTATTGAGAAGATCACCGCCGGCGGACTTGCGGATGCGGACGTCGCGAATCTCAAAAATCAAGTGATATTGATTAACGGTCAGCTTTACAGTCTGCAGGCCGTAACCATCGAGAAAGAAAAACAGCGACAGTCCGATGAAAAGACCCTGGAGATCGACCGGGAACGCCTGGTGAACACCTATAATCTTCGTGAGAAACTCGCCGAATCTACGGGTGATTATCAGACGATGTATGACATGCAGAAACGTTCGCTGGAGATCGAGAAAGCCCGCTCCCTGCTAAAGGTTTCAAAAACTTATGGCTTTACCCAGGAGGACATAGACGCCGTCAACCGTTATTACGCCGATCAGACGGCCCGGATTGAAGACATGAAGACGCCCCTCGGCGCGTTAAAGAGAGGCTTCACGGATCTCCGAGTCAAATGGGGAGACGAATCCAAACAGATGTACGACCTCGCCCAAAGTACCGCCAATGGCATGCAGCAATCGTTTTCCAACATTTTCTTCGATTCCTGGACGGGCAATCTTCAATCCGCGGGGAGTTATTTGAAATCATTCGCCCAGACCGTTCTGCGCACGCTGGCGAATGTGATCAGCGAGATGATCGTCAAATGGATATTATTGAAGACGGAGACACTTGCCGCGGCCGAAAGCGCCGTCGCCGGAATTGTTGCCGAAAATAGCGCCGTCTTGTCTTTGGTCGGCGCATACCTGGCCTTGGCGGCGGCGAAAGCGGCCGCGGGGATCGCCGGCGCGGCAGGGGGAAGCTCCGCTGGCTACGCGATCGCCCCCACTGGGGCCACCGGGTACGGCGGCGCGGCCGGCGGGTATCACGGCGGCGGCGAGGTCGGAAAACCGGCATTCTACCGCCTCATCCTGAATCCCGATCTGATTCCCCGCCGCCACGGCGGCGGCCTGGCTCCGGACGAGCGGATAACGATCAACAAGGTGGGGGAACGGTTCGTCACTAAGGAGCAAAACGACTGGCTGTCGGCCATCGCCAGGAAGATGGAAGGCGGGGAGACGCCGGCGCCGGTCGTAAAACTGGATATCGCCAACATCGTGTCTCCGGATCTCCTCGATGCGTACCTGGCCACCGGCCGCGGGCAAAACGCCATTCTGAACCTCATCGCCAGCAAATCCGGAACAATCAAGCGCATCATGGGGGCCTCATAAATGGCCGACGTCATTCTGACAATCCCCCCGCAATCGCAGACGGTCGCCCATCGGTGGCGGACCTCCATCCAGAAGAACGTGGCGGGCGGGGAGAAGCGGTCGGCGCTTTTTACCTGGCCCCGGATCGTATTGCGCAATACGATCGCTCCCATCGGCAGCCGGGAGATAAACTGGTTGAAGCGCAAGATCATCCGGTATTCGGATGCGATCTGGGGGATCCCCGTCTGGGCGGACATAACCGAACTGACCGCCCAGGCCGCAGAGGACCAGGAGATCCTTGCCGTCGCCGAGACGGCAGACCGGCATTTTTACGCCGACCGCCAGTGTATCCTCATAAACCCGGCTGATCCATTTGAATACGAGGTCGGTACGATCGACGCCATCGCCCCCGCCCAGATCACGCTTGTCGCCAACCTTGCCGCGACCTGGCCCGCCGGATCCTGGGTATTCCCGCTATATGAGTGCCGGATCGCCGCCGATCATGAGGTCACCCGCCCGCAAAGCAACCGCCGGGAGATCGAGATCGAGGCGACGGAGGCATACGAGACATTGCGGACTTTCTCTTATGAGTTGCCGGTATCCGGGGCGCCCACCTATCTCAAAGATATTGCCGATGTAGATATCGATCTGTTTCTCCATCCGATCGAGGAGCCCGTTACCTATAAATATAGCCGTCCGTATGATCTGTTGCAATTCCTGGGCCTCGGGTATGCGGCATCCCGCTTTGCCGCCGGGGAGAATGCGCTCGGGATGAAGACGAAACTGGTCCGCTCCACACGCGCGCAGATCCGGGAGACTTTTGACTTCTTCGACGCCTGCCAGGGCCGCCTGCAGATGTTCTGGATGCCGTCCTGGAACCGCGACATCGTCGCGACCCAGGCGATCCTGGACACGGACACCGTCATTAACTGCGAGGATATCGACTATTCGACCCACTATTTGCCGAATGAGATCATCGGCCGGCACGTCTATATCGAGTTTCCCGGCGGGACCTACGCCTGCCGGAAGATCGTCGATGCCGCCGCCGCGACCGTCACGTTGGACAGTGCGATCGGCACGGCGGTCCCCGCCGTCCAGCTCGAAAGACTCCTGATCTCGTTCCTCAATTTGAGCCGGTTCGACCTGGACGAACTGGCCATAGATTACCCGCTCGGCGGCGGAGAATATGGGCAGATGGATCTGAGCGTCATGGGCCTGGTCGGGGAGACCGTAGAGGAAGAAGAATGAAAGAACCATCAGAACCCTACATCGCCAAAGAAGAGGCCCCGGTCCGCAAACCGCTGGAACTCTATAAGATATGGAGCGGGACGGCAGACTGGCATTATACCAACGGCGACGTCGAGGTGGATTTCAATGACGGAACCGTGGAGGTCCCCGACATCCACACCTACGAACCGGCGACGATCGGCAGGGGCAGCACGGAATACAATTCCACGCTGGACGTGAGCACGCTCAAGATCCAGTTTTCCGGGATCTCCGAACCCGTCGTGCAATACATCGCCCAGAACCCCATTGACATTATCTGGATTGAGGTATCCCGGCTTTTCCGCGATCAGGACCCGCTGGAAAAATCCGTAATCTTCATCGGCCAGATCAAGACCGTGTCCTTCAAAGGCGTCTCCGCGGAAGCGGAATGCGTTGGGTTCGAGCACTTCCTAAAGATGCAGGTGCCGCGCCGGCGATATCAGATCACCTGCAACCACCAGGTATTTGATGCAGGGTGCGCCCTGACCGGGGAGATAACGGAACCGGTTCCGGCTTCCGTCACGCTGGATCCCACAAAAACAATCCTGACCAGCGCGACGTTCGGCGATTATGACGCCGGCTATTTTACGGGCGGCCTGGCGGTATTTGGCAGCGAAAAAAGAACCATCGTGGCCCATAGCGGCAACACGGTCACCCTCAATTTCAAAATGATCAACCTGACGATCGATGATTCGATTGTCGATGTTTATCCCGGCTGCGACGGCCGGATCGAAACCTGCCGGGATAAGTTCGACAATATCGACAATTTTCTCGGGTTCCCGTTTATTCCCGACGAGAACCCGGCGACGAGGATCCCGTAATGGCAAACTATTTTGACGATCCCGAAAAACAGCAGGAACTTAAAGTGATTCTCGATTCCTGGATCGGCACCCCATACCGCCATCACTGCGGCGTGAAAGGCATGGGAACCGATTGCGCCCATTTTGTCGTCCGGGTGTTCGAGGAGATGGGCGTCATCAAATGGCGCAAGAATCTGATCCCCGACTATCCCGCCGGCTGGAATTTGCATAATACACGCGAACTCATGCTGGAACGGCTGGTGAAGGAATTTAACGTCGCCGCGGTGGATCTCAACAACCCGATGAACGGCGACATCCTTCTGTCCCATTATGGAAAAGCGGCGTCGCACATGGTGATTTATTTTGACGATCATATCTACCATGCGGTGGATGGGATCGGGGTGGTTAAAATTCATTTTGCGGATTCCGTTTTCCGGAAGAAGATGAAATACGCATTCAGGGTGCAGGCATGATCATGTTCAGAGAACCGATCATAAATGTTTATATCCCTTATGAACCCGAGAAAAGATTGGG